AGCAATGTAGGTGTGTTACCAATGTACACAAAAGATTCTGCAAGGCGCTTGGCTTCTTCTGCACTATAGGATGAAGATGAGTAGGCAAACGCATTGTCTTTATAAAAACTAACAGTATACACATTCATAGCATTCTTGGTCACCACACTTTCACGGGTGTAATGCTTATATCTTACAATCTCTTCCAACATAATTTCTCCTCAAGTAATCATATCAATGAACCTGCCTAGAACGACACGATTCGCTTTACGGTTGTTTTGAAACTTACTAAACGCAGACACAAATCCACGAGTCGTAGCATTTTCTTTTACTTCAAATTCGGCATCATCATCAGTATCTAGGCCTTCAGCCCGCAACAAATAATACTCATCATAACCTGCATTGGTGACAACTTGGTATTTCTTTTTACGGAATTCATTCCTCATAGATTCAATTTTATGACCCATCTTTAATTGTCTTCTTGGATCATCCTGAGGAAATTCTTTGTCTATGAAATGAGATATCTGACCAGAAAATTCTCTGTTGTTAAGGATGTAGAAACCAACAATATTGGTGTTCGTTCTCGCCTTCAATAGTTGAATGTAACATGCAGTCAATTCACGAGCCCAGCAATTATAATTTACATTCACTTCATGCTTTGAAACAGGATCACGGATGACAATAATTGCACCTCTTCTATTGTCGATAGGGATTTCACGACCAGTGGCATCATAAATGTTGGTGTCTCTGTGGCCGTCACCATCGGTTAGAAAAACTGTGTTTACAACCTGTAACCTATTGTCTTTTTGGAACTTAGGAACAATCTCCATTGCAGCAACAATCGCCTCATTCAATGGAGTACCAGAAAGACGAAACCAATCTGGTTTCATGTTGTATCTATCACCAAATGCAACTAAAGCAGAGGCAGCATAAGAATATTCCAAACCATTCATACGACTGGATAGTAGGTTCATCAAATGAAAGTTAGACATACGCATATCATCTTTTTTAGGAACAATATTTCGTTCATAATCATCATATGATTGTGTGAAAGCATACACTTCAAAAGGAATGTTCACTTTCTTACAGAACATGACCAGATTTAGCAATTGCTTTATGGTATTAGTAATGTTATTACCCATTGAACCAGACCAATCGATAAACATCACCAAGCCGTGAGACTTACCATTAGGAACAACAGCCATCTTTTTGAAGATATCTTCACTAAAGTTGTAAGAATAAATCTTGGCCATATTCAAATCGCCGGTTTTAGCAATAGATGTACGTTTTAATTGTTCAGCATTCTTTTTGAGCTCAAACTCTTTGACAAGATATGAAACAATCTTTTTGGATTCTTCACGGAGTTTTTGGAATGATTTAACATCTGTACCAGTAAAAATCTCAGCATTTAAAGAATACAAACTTCTTTTTTCTTCAACATCTTTGCGATACCTTGGCCATAGGATTTTATGGTCAATAATGATTTTACTCAAGTCCATTTTTGGAATATTACCATAATAGAACTTGCGGTTATCATCAGAGAACAATTTAAATTCGTTCCTGCGGAAGTTTTCATCTGTCCATGATACTAATTTTTTGGCAGGTTTATTAGAATCAACTCCTTTATTGCCGGCACCAGCACCACCAGAACCTTCTGTTTCACTTTGGTCTGAAGAATTTGGTTTTCCTTCATCTTCTTCGTCACCAGAATCGTTTTCACCAAATGATTTTTCTTTATTTGCTTCTTCGCCATCTTCTTCTTCACCATTGGAACCTGATTCACCTTCATTTTGCTCTAGGTCATCTTCATCGGAAAGTTGAAAATCATCAGGATTTCCACGTGGAGGTGGTTGGTCTGGTTGATTTTCCATGTAATCCGCAATTTTTTTATATAACTCTATTACATCATCATATGTACTTGTTGATTCCACTTCATTTATAATTGATTTTTCTTCATCGGTAAACACAAAGCCAAGGTCAACACCACCTTTACAGTATAAATTTACTTTGTCAATGAAGTTTAGCTTGTTCAAATCAGCACCAGCAGTACCAAAGAAGTTTTTTTCCATCAATTCTTTGTAGGCTTTGATGAAGGACTGCCGAATTCCTGGATATTTTTGTTTGATTTTGCGTTCAATGCGTGAGTCTTCTAGCACATTCATCACAGACATTGATAATTTTAGTTCTACAGCCTTCTTTAGGCCTTCAAGTGGAGTATAAAGAGCGTGACCGACTTCATGGCCAACAAACAAATCGTAAGTGTATGACGATAAATTTTTGTCCAAGATAGGAATTGTCAACACTCGGTTCTCTACATCAAAGGATGCTGTGCTGACATTACGTTGTTCAATATGTAAATTCTCTGTAGCCATCAATTTGGCAAGAAGTGATTTGGTTTGAATTAGTTCCATTGTAAATCCTAATGAATAAGTCTCAATTATACACGATTATTCTGAGTCTGTCAAGTCTTTTTTGTCATAAATGTAGAAGCAACCATCTTTGGCCTCTATATGTAGGACTGTGCCTTCTGTCCAGCCTTTAATTTCACACAATTCTGGCGGTAACGTAAGGATTCCATCGCCGGAACCGTCTTCGGCATTTTCAATTGTTGTTGTCCAAGACATTTCACTCGTATTGTTGCTTGAGTTTGTCATAATTTTCCTGATCCTTTTCAAATTGCGACATTACTGCCCATTTTGCCATCACTTGATTGAGTTCATGTAATACTTTTTCATCAATTTTAGGAAATTTGTCGTCTTTTTTAGAGTCCATGATTAATTTCCATTTGGATGTCGTGTTTTTTTGTTCTACGACTGTATTTTGTCGCTTTTTTATGAATTTGGACAGGTTTGATAGGAGTCCTGCAAACCGGGCGTTTTAATTCTATCACAAATTTGTTGGTTTTGATATTCTTCATTTTATCTTCTCATGCTAGATATGTCTTTTGCTTGTTCGTCTGTAAAAACCGGCACGGCATTTGATTTGTGCATTGTAGCAATGCCTTTCATCATCGATCCGGTGTAAACTTTAGGTGGTGCTTTTGTGGCCACGCCTCCGCCAGTATCCAATGACTGGATTTTTCTGGTTTCACGAACATAGACACCTTGAACTACTGGGGATTTGATTTTTGGTAACATATTGGTTTTGCTCAAAGATTTAGGCTTCATATCCTCGATGGATTGTAGCCATGCATCATATTCAGCTTGTTGCTGTTTAGGTACTTTACGTTTTTTTGACTTTTGAATTCTGGAATGAATAAGCATTGTATATCTCCAAACACAATGTCTATTATACACAGTTCCAGACTATTTGTCAAGAGCCTGTTGTATCAATACAACGGTTTTTTGCTCTTATTATTCATTTTAACCATTTCTGTACCGGCATAATCCATGTCCGTGAAATGTTTATAGTTTTTATTTTGCTTAAAGCTCTTTTGCTTCTTTTGGACCTTATAATCGTCAAAAGAATCACGTTCTTTACGGAACTTAGCTACAAATTTCGACACTTCTATTACTCCTGCCTCATTGTTACAAATGTCACACCTCGGACCTTTGTCTCTGGTGTATCTTCCATGTTTTCCTCAGACACATAGAAAATCTGTGCGTTTGGATAACATGCTTTTACTAATTTTAATAATTGTATGGCTGTGCCATCAGAATCGTTGAATTGAAACACTTCATCCACACATTGGATTGAATCCAAAAGTCTCCTGCGAGTTTGGTAATCAAACGCACACACTCCTGTTTTCATAACAACTCCATAGTCCGAATTAAGGCCAACTACTAGCCAATCGGACTTGGATTTACATATTTTTAGGAATGCTAACTCACTTGGTGATAATGGATCATAACAGCCAGAAACGACTGCAATTTTCTCTCGTTTTATCATTATGGTATAAGAGTAGGGAATGCTTCTTTAACGAATTTATAATCTAGGCCTTTGACGCCTAGGTCTTTATTAAAAATACCCATAACAACTTCGGCTTCTCTTGGCTCTAAGTTCTGTAAGAACTCCCACAACAACTGAGCACGTTTTTTATCCGTCAATTTGTCAGCTGTAGGGTCGCCTTTTCTAAACATGTACAATTTACGAAGTTCCGTTGATAATTGAGCATATCCCATTCCAGCAGGAATGTCTTTTGGTTGATAACTTTCAGGAAGTTCTTTTATATGCCAATCATATTGTGGATGAAAAGCTAAATGCAATACCTCCGTCAATACCTTTGACAGATTTTGGCCAATTACGCCCATTCTATCTTTTTTGCTTTTTGCCTTTTCAAACTCATCAAATATTTCGTACATGTTTTTCATTAGAATTCCTCAATCACATCCATTAGATTTTTCAGTTTATGTTCCATGAAGTAGTTCAACATCTTTTGCTTTGACGCTGGTTTAATATCTTCATATGTATTTATAATTTTGGTCTTTATGTCCTCTGGAATGAAAGTCAGGTCGATTAGTGTTTGGTTACGAGAGAAACCAATTTTTGCCAATTCATCTGACCATTCGGTATTTGGACCACTCAACAGTTTATCCATAATACCTTTTGTGATAGGCTTTTGTCTTAGGTCACGGACAAAGCAATCGCCTGGTGAAAAGATGTTAGGAATACCATCACCTTTATCACCACGAATAATCTTCTCTTTTAGTTCACGAGCAGGATCTTCCGATTTCAAATATTTCTTTAAAGCTGGATTGTATTGTTTGACATTACTACCATAACGTTGCAATTGTAGAAAGTCACCATCACTGGAAAGAATCAACACCTTTTCATGAGCAGCATACAAAGGAACCAAAGTGCCAATAACATCATCAGCCTCTGCACCTTCAACATCAATCACTTTGTATGGAAAGTTATCTTTCAATTCGGCCTTAAATTTGGCCAACATATCAAATATCAAATGCCAATCTAATGCAGACTTCTCACGGGACTTTTTACGGCCTGCCTTGTAGTGTGGAAAGAACTCCTTGCGCCAATATTTACGGTTGTCACAACAGAGTATAACTTCACCATATTCACCACGGAACGTTCTTAGGTGCATCCTAAGGATGTTTAAGACCATGTGACGTATTAAGCTTTCTTCCAACTTAACGCCTTTCTGATTTGAAATTTGAGCCATGAGTCCTGCTAAAAGAACTTGGTTCAGGTCAACGAGAATCATTATATAATCCAATAATTAAAATGTTATTATATCACATCGATTTGATATTGTCAAACGTATCTTGTATGAATTTATTGGATGTTGTTGTTTTTCTGCAAATGATACCAAACCAATCGTCTGGAATAAGTCTGTCCATATATTCCAAAGGTGCAGTCAATATACCATCAAATAAATCCAAATGGATTGGATTGCCTTCTTCATCTTGCTTGAATAACAAAATATGGTAACAATCACCACTATCATTTCCGTCTATCTTAGTTCCAGGATCATTGAATACATTTCCTTGGATTGTAATTGCATTTTTTTCAGATTCATGTGGCAAAAAGAAGTATGCATCATAGTCTTCTTCAGTCAGGTGTTTTAAGTAGTCTTTCATTGTAGTCCTTGATGTGTGATTTTCTTACTCTAACCATAATCCAGTTATTGTAATAATCATTACTTTCCATAACGTTGTTTGCAAACTGTTCTTTTGCTTCAAGATAACTACACTCTCCCTTAGATTTGCAAAGATGTAGTATTTCCCTATGGAACTTATCCTGTCCATACATTATAACATCTTTTTGCAATTCGTCACTACTTCCATAATAAGTTTGCCAATCTGAAGGCACCTTTATACGTTTCTTTTTTCCTTTAACCTGTTTGGTCTTGGAGAACCAGAACAACTTTTTACCGATGTATTTCCGGTTATTCTCCAAGTTGGTTATAAGGTAAACAAATCCGTAGCTGTCACCGATTTGGTCTTCTGTAAAGTCTATATTATTATATTGCCAATTTACCATTCATCATTCTCATCAATGTCATCATCCTCTATATATTCTTCGGATAATTCATCGATGGGTTCGCCACAAAATGGGCAATGTTCTGGTAAATCATTTGACACCAATTGTTCAACATACTCAACAGAATATGTTGATTCACAGTTTAGACATTCGCCTGATATTACTTTGTTTGTCATTTTTATTCTTCTTATTATAGTTTAATGAATCAACTGGCCCAAACATCGGACCAATTACCGGATAAAGCACCTTTTGCATAATCAGTTGCACGATTCTCAAAGAAGTTGGTGTGAGTCGGTGCGTTAATCATCTCCTCTACCCAAGGCAAAGGATTCCTTTTCACTTTGAACACACCTTTGAGTCCCAAAGAAATCAATCGGCGGTCACAAATATAACGAATGTATTTCTTAACATCTTCAGGTGATAAATTTTCCATTGGACCCATGTTAAAAGCCAAATCAATAAACTTATCTTCCAGTTCAACCATCTTCTCTGCAATGGTATAGATACGACTTTTTAATTCATCGTTCCATATTTCACGATTCTCTTCAATGTATGTTCTAAAGAGTTTAATCATGTTCTCAGCATGTT